TACCCTTCAGCATGCCTGTTACTGTTGTTGTTAAGGTTATAGCCGGAGTAGATGTAGCCGTAGCTACTGTGCCAGCAAAGCCGTTGTTTGATACTACTGAGACTGAAGTTACTGTACCGGGAACTGCTGCAGTATTTCCATCTAACTTCTGTATTGCCTGAAGAATAGTATCTGTAGCTGCTACTGTACCTGCCCCTGATGTGTATCCAGTTAAGACCTTACCTATAACCGCTGAGTTGGTTAGGGTGGCTGCGTTACCTACAGAGGTGGCTTCACCCGTTAGGTTAGCATTGGTGGTTACGTTACTGGCAGTAAATGCTGTAGCTGTGCCGGTTATGTTAGTTCCTACTAACGCACTTGGAGTGCCTAGATCTGGCGTTACTAGAGCAGGAGACGTTGCTCTTACAAAGACTCCAGTGCCTGTGCCCGCATATTCAGCGGAGGTAGAGTGAAAATACTCTGTAGCGGCTCCGCCCTGCAATCCAGCCAAGTCATTGTGTAGATTAGCTAAAGGTGTATTAACGTGGGTATTTCTGATTGTGCCATTGTAGGTTAGGGATATAGTTCTCGTATGGTCCGAAGTAACAAAGCCAAGAATCCCCATTTTTGTTGCTGCAGTAACTACAGTTGAAGGCTGAGTTGTATATATACTGAATTCAGTGTAGTTAGGGGATATAGATGTTATTTCTGGGGTAGTAATTCCAAATAGTTTCTTCCATACAGTGCCAGCAACCGCTGACTCATTGGTATACCCACTGGGTGTGGTAATAGTTACTACAGTATCAGAGGTTCTAGCGGTTATTTGATACAGACCTTGGGGGGTTTGCAAAAATGAAGCGACTGTATTTGTAGCAGAAGCATCTATAACCGAAGTTGCAAAGGGCGTTCCTGATGATGCTGTAGCTGTGCGGCTTGATCCTGTGCCTGTAGTAGTTACAGTGCCGACTACAAAAGGGGTAGCTGTATATATTTGCCTAGTAATGGTTGTAAACGAGTTGTTAGCGCGGCTGTCTACACCCGCCCATATCGTAAAATCATATACGCCAGCATCAAATATAATTCTATTTAGCGCGGTAGTAACAAAAGCAGAGAAGCAAACAGTATTATTAGCTGCTGTGCCTGTTATGACCTGCTCTGCTGTTGTGACTGGGATAGATGCAAAGGTAAGAATGGCTATATCGTTGTCAGTTCCCGCCGCAGTTATGACCGGAGTGGCGTTATAAAATACCACTCCTGTTCCGGCTGATGCTGAGTTAGGCGCAACATTAACCCAAGCTGTGCCGTTATACCCAAGCAACTCATTAACCGCCGCGGTACCAATTGATACATCGGATAGATTCTCTAATGGAATAGCTATGGCAGCAGAGCCATCAAAAGACACACCTGCTATGTTTCTTGCCGTAGCTAATACCGTTGCGGCTCCTGCTGTAAGACCTGCTGCAGTGCCAGTTATGTTTGTACCTGTAAAGGCTACTGGAGTACCCAATGCAGTTGCATTGCCTGATGCGTCCAGATTGACTGACTTCTCTGAAGGGTAAGTAACGAATACATCTTTGGTCCCAGCGGAGAATACTAGTGCTGTTGGCTCTGTTGCTGAACTGTTAGATAGAACTGTAGTACGGGCTAGGGTAGTACCAGAAGACGTATAGGTTCCAATGCCTACCTCCCACTCATTAGTCCCTTGCCCTGCGATACAGTAGTAGGTGGTATTTCCATCGCCAATTACAGCAAAGGATTGAAAGCCGGGAGCGGCTCCAGCAAGCGTGAATGTGCCATTACCTGCAGTGGTGGAAGTCTCTTTTACTCTGTCAGCTAAGATGAGCGCCATATGTCCCTATTATGGTTGAGTTTTTATCACTTGCCAACCACTTGTGCTTGATGTATTTATTGTACTCCAAGTTCCGCTTTCTGAAGTATTTATTGTATTCCAAGTGGCGGATTCTGAGGTATTAATTACCTGCCAGAGAGGACTGCTTGCAGTGGAATCCAAAGCCTGGGCAAGTTCATTAATTGAGGCTACAAAATCAGCGGCAGTAGACGTAGATGAAGAAGAGCTAACCAGCTCCTGTATACTTGAATGAAACGCCGCCATGCCATCAATAGCATCAGAAGCAGTAGCGCCTTCAGTAACAAAACTATTTAGATATGCTAACGCCTCTACAGCGTCAGACCCAGTGGCAGACTCTTGTATTAAGCTTCCAATACTATAGCTTGATTCTACTTGGTCAGCTCCAGTAACGCTTTCCTGTATGCTAACTGCAAATACTTCTATTGCTGATACTTGTTCAGATGCTGTTACCTGCTCTATTACAGAAACTCCAAATATGGCTTGAGTAGCTGTAACACCAGAAGCAGACACAGCCTCTATAACAGCTGAACCCATCTCAGCTAAAGCATACACTGCATCAGAAGCTATAAGTGATTCTAGAATAATGCCGCTTAGCTCTCCTGATGAGGAGGTCTGATCTTGTGCGGCGGCAGACTCTTGTATGGTAGAAGTAAATACTTGAATTGCAGATGCTTGGTCAGAAGCTATTGCAGACTCATCTATAGCAGAGTTGAAACCAGCAAATGCTATTACTACATCTAATGCAATGCTGGACTCATTTACCATTCCAGGAATTACTGGACTTCCTATAATAGAGTCTGATGCAGAAGTTGATTCACTAACTTCAGCATTTAGAAAAGCTCCTGCTAGTGAAGCAAATGGTGCAGCTGCAAATGATGAGATTCCAAACACATTACGCTTCGGTTAAAGCAGCTTCTGGAAACCAGCGATTTTGCTTATTACCTTCAGCATCAGTCCACTCTATATTGTAGAAGAACTCACCATCTTCCGTCATACGCAGACCCTGTACTGGACCTTTAGGGACTGCTAATTGAACTTTTACGTTCTGACCCTTAGTAAATTTTGTTGCCATTTGTCTCTCCTTATGCAGCGTCAAGGCTGAATGTATAAGTAACATTCAAGGTGTCACCAGCAACTACAACGCGATCACCAGGGGATTGGAAGTCAGAAGCTGAGAACAGAATGCCTGATGAACCAGTAGCCACTGAAGCTAAGAAAGCACCAGCAACAGTACCACCAGGTGCGGTAATAATAAACGCATTTGGTGAAGCTGAGTTGCTGATAACTGAAGGATCAGCAAGAGTTGCTGCGCCAAAAGTTACAGCTTGACGGTTTCCTGTGTAGTCTGTGTACTCAGTCCAGCCAGTGTGGGAGGCCAAGGTATCTGCTGCAGCAATGGTTGTACCTGAACCTGGACCAGTAATCAGACCTAGATACCAAGCTGCGGTGTAGGCAGATCCAGAAAAGTACTTGTCATTCATGTCTTTAAGACCTTCATTGACAACTAGATTATGATTCTTCTCTTCCCACTTCAGATTACCATCTTGACCAAAACACTGAATGGTAAATACGCCAGCTCCGCCTGCAGCTGAAGTTGTTGCGCCACTTTGAAGAACACATGCACCCACTTTATCTGTAGAAACTAATTTATTTGAAATCATTTGAGGCTCCTTTAAGCAATTCTAATAACTGCTGATGATGCTTCGTCTGGCGGCAAAGTTATAACAAACTCTACTACTGTAGTCTTATCTGAACCAAAGTCCAAAACAGCTATAGATTTATTTCCCTTGCTGGAATTATATATTAATGCACCTCTTGCCGTAAATGAGGCTGGATTCCAAGTTGGGTTACTGAAGTCAACATATGCAACCCCATCTGCAGACTTTACTGTTACATTAGTTATCAACTTTCCTCCTGCCACATATCCAGTACCTGCAATTTCATTAGTGGCTGTATATATGGTTGTTGTCTCATCTAATGATGCAAGTGCAGTATACAATGCAATGTACAAAGAGTCAGTCTCTAAGTCATGTACACCATTTAGTATCTGCTCTTTAAAGCTTGTAGTTAGTCCCTGTCTTATGGTCATGTTATTTTAACCCTAACTTGACCTGATCTGTATGCATCCTGCCTTTCCAGACCATCACCCAGACGTTTGAGTTGACCCATAGCTTCTGCGTACTTAGCTTCTACATTGCCAATTAGATCCTGCTCACCCTTCATAAACAAGTAAGCCTCTCTTAAAGAGCCATAGAATAATGCTGGATCAAAGTTATCTCCTAGCCAAGTAGTACTTGCTGTAACTATAGACTCTGGATAATAGTAGTAGTGCAGCTCTACATAATATTGAACATCAGGCGTTGGACCCACAATAAAGGACAGCTCAGTAGTTACTATGGCTGGATCTGTATTAGTGGTAGTAGGCCCAAATAGAGCATAGTACTGTGGAATCCCAGTATCTGTCTTAATAGGGAATGCCGCCCTTATAAAGTTAACATCCTTATCCAGCATGTACTCATAGGCTTGGGTTGTATTGTTTATAACCGCCATTGAATAAACTGCTAAGAAATCTAAAGGTGCTGACAGATACTGGTTATTAGCTGAGACTGTGCCAGTTACATTCTTACGCAGCGCTGGAATCTGAACACTGTTATATATCCTAGTCTCTGCCTGACGAACAAACGTAGGGATATACGCTATGAACTCCTGTTCGTAGTTTTCTGTATATGCCTGTATTG